TTCAAATCAAAGACGAGTGATTCTCGAAGAATACAATCAAAAATTAGTGTATTATATCGGCGGCGCCACCTTTCGCGTTGATTATAACTTAATTAATTTTGCTAAAAATTTAATAGATCTTGGTCATACACAAGACATTGCTTTTGTAGACGCAAATAATCAACCTGTAATTATCAAAGATGTTCAAGATTTTCTTGATAACTTATTATCTGTATATTTTGAAGCAGTAAACGAATATCAAACAAAATTTGCAGAAATTAAGAAAAAGCGAAATGTAAAAGACCTAGTTGAGCTATGACAACAGGCGCAGTAATTTTTGCACAAAATACAGTCGGTGTTGATTATGTAAAATTGGCATTATTTTCAGCCAAGCAGATAAAAAAACACCTAGGAATTCCTGTCAGTCTTGCAACTGACAGTCAAGCGTGGTTAGAGTTTTATCCTGAACACACTGAAGTATTTGACCAAATAATTTCTATTGTCGGCAATACTACACAACAAAAAAGATTCTACGACGGTACTTTAGCATACAAACTAACTGAGTGGAAAAATTTAACTCGCAATCAAGCATACGATATTACACCATATGATCGTACACTTGTAATAGACAGTGATTATATTATTAACTCTACCACATTAATAAAAGCTCTTAATAACGACTATAGTTTTCAAATTTTTCGTAAAAGTTTTGATCTAGCTGGCTGGCGAGATGTCAGTCCATTTAATCGTATTAATCAATATAGCGTACCTTTTTATTGGGGTACTGTTTTTATATTTGAAAAAACCACAAGTACACGCAGTTTGTTTGATCTAATTGAATACATTAAACTTAATTGGGATTATTTTAGGATTATCTATAAAATTGACAGTGGTACATTTCGAAATGATTTTGCATTTAGTATAGCAATACATATTATGAACGGGTCAACGGAAGGTGATTTTGCACATGAATTGCCAGGGCTGATGACCTATATATTAGACAGAGACATTGTAGTAAAGATGAAAAATGATAAGATGCAATTCTTAGTGGAAAAAGCACATTACCCTGGAGAGTACACGTTGGTAAGTACAAACAATACAGATGTACATGTGATGAATAAACAAAGCCTTACTCGTCTTATTGATGGAGGTTACGGTGTCTAAAGGATTTATAGTATTGGCGCAGAATACCGACACAGTCGATTATGTAAAACAAGCATACGTACTGGCATTAAGCATCCAAACGACCCAGTCAGAAACTGCAATTAGTATCATTACTAATGATAATGTACCTGAAGAATATCAGGATGTGTTTGATCAAGTTATTCCAATCCCATGGACCGATGAAACTGCTCCTAGTCGTTATGTGGCAGAACACCGCTGGAAAATTTATCATGTCACACCCTACGATGAAACTATTGTGTTAGATACCGATATGATATTTTTGCAAGATATCAACAGTTGGTGGTGGTATTGTCAGGATCATGATTTGTTATTTTGTACAAATGCACTTAACTACAAAGGCGATACTATTCAAAACAGTATCTATAGAAAAACATTTATAGCAAACGATTTACCCAGCCCTTATTTTGCATTACATTATTTTAAGAAATCAGAACGTGCAGAATACTTTTATAAAACATTAGAATTTGTAGTTAACAACTGGGCATGGTGTTATGGTAAACTAGCCAGCGAACATTATCAGAATTGGTTAAGCATGGATTTATCAGCGGCCATTGCACTGGAATTATGCGGATACAGTAATTCAGCAGATTCGTGTAGCCCTTTGAAATTTGTACATATGAAATCGGGCGTACAGGGATGGCATCCGGTGCCTGCAAACTGGCGGCAAACCATTCCATATTCTTTCACTAAAGAAGGAAATTTAACAGTTGGCAATATACGACAATCGTATCTATTTCATTATGTAGAAAAAGATTTTATTGATTTAGATATAGTAAACAAATTAAAAAGATTAGCAAATGGATGACGACGAATTTTTAACACCTGAGCAATTGGAAGAAATTTTAAACACAAAATATGTGTCTGAATACTACATTTACTTTGATAAAGATACGGGTAATATTGTAGCGATATCAAACGAAAAGTTAAATTACGAAAATTTTGTACAGGTAGAGTTTGAAGAAATAGAACGATTTTTTAATAAAGATAATTTTATCAATTTTAAGATTAATTTTGATCAAGACGGATCTGTAAAATTTTTAAATAGAAACCAAAGTGAATTAAACTTTAAAAGTAATATAGTTGAAACAATACGTTTAAATGAAAATGACAATATTCTTACAGTAGAATGGTCAAAAGCCGGCTGGAAATTTATTATGAATAATAGATTTTTACAACATCCTCGAGCAAAAAGTTTAAATGCAAAATTATTTTTCTATATAACACGGGATAACAACATAAATCTCTTAATACGGCAAATAGAAATTCAATTGAGAAATTTAATAGGTAACGAGGAATTATTAATTCCTTTCGAGACAGAAAATGAAAAAAATATTGAAAGTATCTCAATGTTTACCCTACCGTTTTTTGAAAGTTATGGAATGAGGATTAACAATGATTAAAGTGATAGACCAGGATATTATTTTCCTAAGTTACGATGAGCCCAATGCTGAAAAGAACTATGCCAATTTATTAAGTAAAGCACCTTGGGCCAAACGTGTACATGGAGTTAAGGGATCAGATGCCGCACACAAAGCCTGCGCGGCCTTGAGCGAAACAGAATATTTTGTTACTGTGGATGCAGACAATATCATAGATCCAAAATTTCTAGAAGTTGAAGTAGATATAGATGCATTAGGTCTTACTCCAGACCATGTGTTCAGTTGGTGCGGAAAAGTTCATGTTAATGGATTAGAATACGGAAATGGCGGTTTGAAAATGTGGACACGTAAGTTTGTAAACAACATGCGCACCCATGAAAACAGTGATCCGGAAGATGTTAAAGGATTGATCGAGTTTTGTTTTGATGACAAGTATTATCAATTCAATGAAAACTACAGCGAGAGTTTTACCAATGCAAGTCCATTCCAGGCATGGCGGGCAGGATTCCGTGAAGGTGTAAAGATGAGCTTAGACCGCGGCGCCAAAGTGAAAGATCTGCGCGGCATATGGTGGCAAAATTATCAACGTTTACTAATATGGTGCAACATTGGTGCTGATGTAAAAAACGGAGAATGGAGCATGTATGGTGCCAGGGAAGGTGCATATCTAACCAATTGCACTGATTGGGATTACGCCAATGTACGTGATTTTGAATGGCTCACTAATGAGTGGGAAACCAAATACAGCAAAATAACTGAAAAGATGCTACCTTACGAAATCATGGGACTGGGAGAAACACTCAAACACGAATGCAAATTGGAAGTGGGTGAACTGGATTCTACTGCCAGTGCGTTCTTCAAACTTGTATATGTCAATACTCCTAGAATATTAAAGAACCGTCAATAATGTACGATATTGTCTTTATCAGCTATAACGAGCTTAATGCAGAAGAAAACTACGCTAGACTGTCATCTAGGTTTTCACCCCCTGCTTTGAAGAGAATAACCGGTGTTGCGGGCATACACAACGCACATATTGCGGCGTCAAAAAAGGCCATGACAAAAATGTTTTGGGTAGTAGATGGAGACGCACAAGTGCTAGATACCTTTAATTTCGATCATCAAGTGCCTAACAATGAATTGGATTATGTACACGTTTGGCGCAGTCAAAACCCAGTCAACGGACTGGTATATGGCAACGGCGGAGTTAAATTATTGCCACGAAAACTAACAATGAATATGGATACTAGTCGTATAGACATGACAACCAGCATTAGCACATTATTCAAGCCCATGCCTGAAATAGCCAACATTACAGCATTTAACACGGATCCGTTCAGCACATGGCGCAGTGCCTTTAGAGAATGTGCCAAACTGGCCAGTAGCAGTATTGAACGTCAGAATGATAGTGAAACACAGCAACGATTAGATACATGGTGTACACTTAACAACAGTGTGTCTTATGGGTTCTATGCTTATTCAGGCGCACTCGCCGGTAGAGCGTACGGAGAAAAAAATGCCCCCAATAAGGAGGCATTGAGTAAGATAAATGACTTTACTTGGCTAGAAGCTCAGTGGCAAGCGGAAAAATCTCAGATATCACTTTAGCACAAGCAACAGCAACTTCTTGGTGCTCTTTCTGCGTACCATTAGCACTGCGCAATTCAATGAAATGAATCCAACTGCGTAGTGTGCCACTCATATATAAACGACTTTCTGTAAGACCTTCTGGCAATACTGCACGGGCTTGCTCCTTGGCTATGCCGTTATCGATAGCCCACTGATATGCTTCTTTGACAGCGTACAATACTCGCTGTTGAGCACGTTCCCAGCCTTGTTGTAAGACGATATCATCTGTTGCGATACTGTTCTGTCTGTTGGTAGTGTCTTGGAGTCGTGCTTCTCGCAATACAAACGACAGGTCTTTAGTAGGGTCAGCATATCGCTGACTGAATTCTTGGAAGCTGAAACT